ATGAAATTTATTACGTCTTATCTCAGTTGTTCTAGGCCCCATATTTGCTTTGATTCTCCATCCACTTCCACCCAATTGTCTTACTACAGGATCTAATATAGATAACCACGGACTCTTTATTACTCTATCAGGATCAGGAGTTACACCATGTGCAGCAAAAAAAGTATGTGTAAATTGAAAAGTTCCTGGTGGATCATCACTTCCCACGATCCCATCATTATAATTCCAAGTAAATTCAGAACCTAACATCACGTTCTGAATATGTTGAAATTGTTCTGGATGTATAAAGTTATCAATTACATTCATGACCGTTCTTGAAATGCTAGACTTAATCTTCCAACCACTCTATCTGGCATAAGAGGACTTGGTTGTGTACCTCTATGATTCCATCTCGCATCAAAAATAACCAACCTTCCAGGTTTAGGTGCCACTCTCTCCATTATATTATCATTTTTAAATTCAGTATGACCACCCCAAGATTCATCCCATTCATGATTTAAATAAAACATATAGGTGCATCCACCTGGATCTGTATGAAATCCTGGATCATCACATTTCCTAAAGCAATTATAATAACATCTACCTATATTATTTGTATCAAAATTCTTATCCAATTCTTTTATAAAATATTTCTCAACAGGAGTAAAACGCTCTCGGTGTATAACATGAGCTAAAGTTATTTTTCTATTGGGATCCTCCCATGGAGTATCACATCCAAAATACCAAGGTTTAACCTGTAGAAACTTTGGTTCTAAACTCTTTAATAAATCTACACTAATATAATCATCTAATATATCAAGTCTATACATAATTAAAATTCACAACAATTCGTCTCTTTTCATCAGTACAAGTAACTCCTGCATGATATTGATTAGAATTAAAAATAATCATCCTATTAGCAACACTCTTTACTTTACCACCTTCTTTAAACACAGTATACCCATTACAAGTATTAATATAAAGAATAGCGGTAGTAGGACAAGGAAGAGCATCTATATGAAAACCAGTATTGCGTTTAAATAAAGTTTTACCAGTCGCATTAACTTTTATTCTATGCAATTTCTTAACCCCCAATTTTCTACAAGTAAAATCCCATAGATTCAAATATTCACTTTTTTCATTCAACCTACTACTATAAAAACTATGTTTATATTGATAAAATGGATCATTCTGATAACAAATACCATCATTATAATACCAAGGAAAATAATTATCGCTTAATGCATCTACAATCTGTTTGAATTGATAAGATGGTAGAAAATCATCAATTATTTCCATCAGTTGAAATTAGAATTTAAAATAATTCTATTATTATGTTTACATGGAACATTCCCTGTATGGATAAATGATCCATCAAATGTAATTAATCTATTTGCTTTGGGTTCTATTTCTTTCTGTACTGTCAACTCAATTTTCTTTTCCTTAATAACTTTGCTTGAATAAATTCCATCTTCACTATCATACTTCTCATTATAGATAACTGTATTCCCATCAGAATCATTAAAATAAAAAATGGTTGCTATGTGGGGAACAATATCATCTATATGAGGATAACATTCAGTATCATTAGGAGTATAGAAAGTCATATCCAACCTAGACCGAAGAACATTCTCACGATTAATAACTGTCTTCATTTGTAAGAGAAGATTAGTTAATAATCCAGAAGTATAACTATCAGTAAAAACATTAGGTTGTTCAACTACCCAACAATTAAGACCATGTTTTCCTAACTGATCTTTTCCCCAAAAATTACCTACAATATTATCCTGATAATACCAAGTCTGAAACGGGCCTGCTATTACATGCTGTAATTGTTCAAAATATTCAGGAGAAGCAAAGTTATCATATACATTAACCATTATCCAAAAGTAGAATCAGGTTCTAATGCTATGTAGTATTTTAGATCATGATTCTTACTAACGAATCGAGAGATTAATTTCTGTGATACAACTACCTCATAAGTACCAGGAAGAATCTTAATATTCTCTACCTTAAAGTTAAAGGAGAATGTTGAATCAGTTTCACCAACTACAATAGAGAAATCATTAGAAGTATCATTCTTCTTATCACGAACCAAAACTTTAACAACACCTTCCCCACCAACAACAGAAAGATCAGGTAATTGATAAATTGCTGCTGCTTTAAGAAGTTTATCTAATTGATCAGTACTTAAATCAAAAGTAACATCCTCACTAGGAAGTTCCATTGATTTTTCTGGAGGAGTAACAATTACTTGAGGATCAGCAAAGAAATACTTAGAACGCATTCTCCCTTCTTTAATCACCACATAATTATCATTAGTAAAATCCAATTCAGGACTTTGATGAAGACCCATTCCATTAAGGAATTGATTTAAATCATAGATACCAAAATCTTGAGGAAGTTCCTCACTAATAGTTGCTTCTGCAAGAATATTCTTCATCACACTAATAGTGCGAAGTTGATTTCCTTTCTTAAATAAAATAGATGTATTAATAGAAGAGAAATTCTTAAGAAGTGAAAAAGTTGAATCAGAAAGTTTCATAACGAGTGTTGGTGTAAGTCGGTTCTTGAGTGTTACCGCTGAAATAATAAAGGAGTAAACAATAATGCATTGCTTTTAGTATATCATTCTTTGCCGATCCTTTCTTATCATAGCGACTCAAATACTTAATTGCATTTGATCGACAGAATGATTCAGCATCCCCTACAGAATGAATAAGGTCTAATGTCTGCACACTAGAATTTTTGTTTGTATAATGTCCCTGATATGTAGAAGCAACATAAGATTTAAGATCCGCAATACCTTTATCTTCTTGATACTTTTGAGTAGACCCATCCTTTAAATTTGGTTCAGGCTTTTTTTCTGTACCAGGATAATGATATGCATATACAGGATCAACACCACTAACACTAAAAGAAATGTGATCTTCACCCATCCCACCAGGAATAGGAGTACCAAAATTAAGAGTGTCTGTAGACGATCCAGCATCTACATGATGAGCAATCTGATCATCATTATCGGAAAGAGTACTAAATGGATTTGGCATATCTCCATTCCTATCATAATCAAAATAATAATCTGATTTATCTGTATTCTTCTTCTTTGCGTCTACTACTGCCTGTTCATCTTCTGGTCCATACATAATTGGATAATCCTCATCCATAGTTCCATTTAGTTCGGAGTATAAAAGACTCCAAGAATTAACCATAACAGAATAAAAAGTCGTTGACAAGACTCTCTGCTTTTTCTTTACCAAACTTACCAGTAAGATAACCTCCTACAGGATCTAGTCTAGTCATATAAGCATCAAAGTCTTTATAAACACTGGTATCTGTTCCAGTTGGTACACTAGATTCTAACATATCTCTGTAGGATGTCAAGTATCTTTTGAAAGTAGATAGATATGCATCTACTTCTTCCATCTTACAATATCTAACAAAGATATTTTTTGAAAAATGATTACCCATCTCAAAAAATCTATAATCCTTTTCAGCTTCAGGTAGTCCTTCTACAGAAAACAAATAATTCTCTACAGGATGTTGAAAATCAAATACAACAATAACTTTCTTCTCAGAAAATGCCATCAAATCCATTCCAAAACAAGGAAGATTACTTCCAGTCTTAGGATAAAGGATATTATTATAAATGGAAGAATGTTCACTAGAAATATCAACCTCTCTAGATTTAATAAGATAAGGATGATCATATGTTTTTGCTGAAAGAGTAGTTCCTTTACCCTCCCAGTCTGCCCAAGTTTCCCTGAATTTTAGATCAGGGAAAGTATCTACTAAGGCATCTTTATAACTTTTCCAAAGATTCATCGATTTAAAAATAAAATAAGACCTCTAATGAACATACCAGCAAATAGTATGTAGTATATCCATAGTCCAGTCATCCAAAACTTGTTCTCAAGAGAACCTCTTTTATATGGAGAGACGGGATAGGGAGCAGAGTCCCACCCATCTACCATATACTCACTAGGATCAATTTTCCTCATGATCCCTCCGTAATGTCAACATCAGCATCTACCTTATCATAAAGTTCAAGGA